GCGGGTTAGACTTTTGCCACGTTTCAGGCAAGTAAGCTTCATCAGCATCATCTTGTTCCCAAATTAAAACCAAGTCTTTATCAATTTCATTCCAATTACCTTTTTCCAAATATTTACTGTATCTGCGATAATCTTCAAACATTGGTGCGTTTGGATCTAAACCAGCTGTTGAAATGTAAAACATCTGCGCCAGTGGGTTATTAACCATTCCTGATGTCATTGAATTGATGAAATCACGTTGCCCCTCACCAAATAAGTGGTACTCATCAACAATACCTGTGGTGTAGTGGTCTGAATCTGATGGACTACCCTGCGCTGATAAACGCTTCATAGAAGTTGACTGCGTATCAATACGCATTTCATTACGGTTAAATTCAACTCCCCATTCTCGGGCCAACTTTTTGAATACCTTTTGCTCTAATTGCGACCAATTAAACGTCATGTATTTATACAAATTCGAAGTGTGGGCAATATCGATTGATGTAACCGCCAAACGCCTGTTAATTTTAGGAAAGCCAAACAAAAAATTGTACAACGCATAAGCTGATAGCAATTGTGTCTTTCCGTTTGTACGGGCCATACTAATAAAAATATTCTTAAACCGCATACCGTTTGTTTTCGGATTACGCCAACCTTGTATCAAAGCAAAAATAAATTGCTGATATGGACTAGGCACAAATGGTTCACCTGATGAAACATCTTTAAGCAACATTGCGAATTTAATAATCTTTTCTGCTTCTTTTTCATCGTATATATACGGAAATTCTGGATCGTTGCCGATACGTCTTAAATCGCTTATATGACGCTCACACGCCTGTTTCATCTTGACCCCTGCAATTACCTTATCAGTCACAACATCGACCGCATACCGTAACGCAGGGTCATTAGGATAGCGTTGAAATAAATCTGTATATCTATCCATTGCTTACCCCTTGAAATAATCTGCTAAGTCATTTTCTGAATCATCTTCACTGCTTGCCATATCGATTAGAGTGGCACGTGATTGTGGACTCAAACCTAAATCGCTACCAATTGACTTAATAACCTTAGTTGCTGAATCGATAATGCTAACTGCTGGGTTCTTAAAAATCTTATCGCCAGCTTCATACGTAATACCAATCGACTTAACTGATTCATACGCTTGTCGCAACATTTGATAATTCATAGCCAATGTCTCAACTTCTGAACTATCCACATTGATGACATAACCTGTTTCATTTAATTCAGGAACGATGACTTCCCACAAGTCTTTGGCATATCCAGTCAAATGCTTAGGTGCTTCAACTGGTAATTTAGCCTTTCCTTGTAAGGTTTGCTTCAACTTGTCAGTTCGTTCACGTTGATCCTTGCGTTCGTCCTCATCATTAGTGATTTTTGCTTTTCGTGTCATGTAATCACCTCCTTTCGATATTTGAAAAATAATTATAACTGCAGCGTGTGTAAGAGGTGGGAACTCTTGATATTCGGTTATCTCTACTCACTCAGGGGCGGGGGTATTTTTAAAATTTTGTAAAATATTTTTTCACTTCGACAAAACTTTTATCCACCACTCACGCTTTGCATGCTTTAATACATTTTCATTCAATTTATTTTCAACTGATGTCTTGTGATTATGTTGTTCCCTTGTTAATAGCCACAAATTATCAGTATCTAACTGTTTTTCAGCTGGTAATAGCCGTCTAGGCACAATATGGTCAACAATTAAGTCCCCTTTACTCCATAGCATGCCGTTAATCGCATCAGAATAGCCGTCACGCTGTTTTACGTAGTCACTAACCTTATACCATTGCTTGCTATTATAAAATCCACTGTGAAGCTCCTGTCGCCTTGTGGCGTCATAGTCCTTAGCTCGTTCAGCTGTCTTAGCTTGACCTCTCAAAGTCTTAGCATACTGTTCACGATTAGCATTGCTTATCTTCACATAGTTGCCAACACGTTTCTTATAATGTGGTTCGCAATAGTCCCAGCCCAACTTGATTAGTTCCCTGCATCCTATCTCTGCACATCTATGTACTCTCATACTCTTATCTAATCTCCTTAGTATCTTCAGTTCTTCCCAACCAGATACCAGACCGTATTCTTTATCTTTAATCATCTACATCTTATAACCTCACATTACTTGTCACCATCGCATTAGATAAATGATCATCAATCTTTTTTAATACATCAGCATTAGTATTATGAAGAACTTCAGATGACAATACATAGTCGTCTATCTTTAACCCATCGGCTTTCAACACCTGTCGTGGTGTCATCAATCTAACTCCGTCTCTGTCATATTTATTTGGTTTCGATACTACAACAATAATTTTCATTGGTCGTACTCCTTATCCTTAAAATATTCATCAGTCATTTGAATGGCCATATATCCTATCGCTGCACTTACCACACCTTGCATATACTCATCTAAACCAAAATGTGCAAACAATGTGATAACACCTGCAGGAAAAACTGTAATAACAGTTAATACCAATGCATATTTAATTAGCTTATTCATATCAATACCCCTTTACCCTGCGTTGAAACTAGCAACAACCGTTGTTCGTCCGTCTAAACTATCTAAGAAATCATTATCGGCAACGCCAATTAATTCAACTTTCACATCTTCTGGTTTCGCCCACTTATCGGTGCTATTATGATCTCCACATATCAAATCCAAAAATGGGAGATTAGACAAAGTGTCAATGTTTTGATTTGTAAAATATGGAATAATCTTCTTAGCCTCTTCAGCGCTGTTAGCAACCACAACAGCGGAATCAAATGTATCCCAGTCATTATTCACGTCTTGGCTAATCTTGTATAAGTTCATATCTTTACTCCTTTTCAGTGCAAAATAAAAAGGCTACCCGATTGGATAACCTTGTGTCTTACGCAATAGCCAAGGATTCGAACCTTGCATAATTCCAATTGAGAAATGAGACCACCTGCTATTGCCAACGATAGTAACGTGCCCTGCACTGATAACTATGTTAGTTTCTATCGTTTATCCACAACTAATAATTAAAGTGATAACTAGTATTCTGTCCTGCCATAATGTTGTGCAAGACAGTCACCTTCATACTTTCGTTTGTGGTATGCCACGAGTTACCGTGGACTTTCGTAAGTATGTAATGCCTAGCTAGTTAAGGCGTCCTCATGACGGACATACTCGGTGTTGCCTATTACGTACATTTACATTAACTTACTATACAAGCGGTTAGGATTCGCACCTAACATTACTTACGTATCGTCACGTACACGCCTCAGCTAATGTACTGCTTTTACTTGTGACTAGCGTTTACCTATTCCGCCACGCTTGCTATGAATCATTGGTTAGTTGTTGTTGTTTTAGCATATTAAGCAAAGCGTCAATTTACGACTGTGTGACTAACTAACCAACTTTCCACAATACCTATTATAGGCTGATATATCAGTCGTTACGGGTGGTTAATGGAATTAAAACGGTGCACCCTCTCAGGTGTATCACTTAACCAAAC